TGCCATAGTCATGCTGTCCCAAACACGTGGATCTTGACATAATATTGACACAGATGCCACTTTCATGCCTGATGCATATAAAGATCTTGCTAGTTTAATTCTTTCACAGTTTTCATCAGTGACGGTAATCCCGCTGCTGATACCTAAAATCTGGGTTTGCACGGCGCCCGCTACTGCTGTTTTACAAACGTCTGAATTATTTACGACAACGCTTGGTGAATTAGCAGTAGGTGGTGTATTGTTTGTCACCACCGTGCTACTAACAGTATTAGTTTCGCTTAAAGCAGATTTTGTAATTAAAGAAATAATTAACAAAACCAAAAAGGTCATCAATATTTTATTTCTCATTATTTTCTAGCTAAACCGTAACCTCTCTTCGCAAGTCTACCTGCTTTTTTACCAGCCTTACGTATCGCAGATACAGGTCCTGTACCTACTTTACTAAGTCCTTTCATAACACCCTTTATGCTACTAATAGCTTTGCCAATTTTTTTCCTCTTCTCTCTCATTAGCTCTTCAGGTGCATCTTTCACACCTTGCAGTTTACCACCCTTAAGAGTCATAGAACCGCCTCTTTGTTTTTTCTTCGGCTTCTTAATTACTCCACGCCCCATAAGGATGTCTTTCATTGTAACTTTACCATCACCTGATAAGTCAGGAAAGCCACCTTTTTTAAGTCCTTGAGCTTTTAACTTTGCAGTCGCAGCAGCCAGTCCGCCACCTTTAGCTTCCATGTATGGTTGTCCAAGCTTATTAAATTTAAGAAAAGGGTTAGTCATTTTACCTTGGTCTTTTAGAATTTTATCCCTTAATTCTTTTTTCTGTTGAGGAGTTAAATCTTCTAAAGGTTTTTGCTTTTGAAATTTTTTCAAAAGTTTATTAAATTCATCTTCATCTCTTTTCTTTTTTAATTTATCCTTCAGATTTTTCATTCGTTTGTTCTGTAAATCTTTAGGACCTCTAATTCTACCGCCTTTTTTCAGGCCCATTTTCTTTAATCCATTAGTCTGCTCCATGAGCCCTCCTTTTTGTTTTTTCTTTGGATCATCTGGAAATAAGTCCATCTGTATTAGCTTTGGCTTTCCAAAATATTTTTTTCTCAAATCTCTGTACTCTTTTGCACTAATGCTTCCATTTTTAAAAGACTGATCTAACAAATTGCTAAAAACTCTATTTGATAGTGGTCCTATTTTTTCTGTAGCCATGTTAACACTTCCATCTTCTCCGAGCCTGCCTCAACCTCGAATTAGGATTAGCAGCAGCTTTCGGAAATTTTTTCATTTGACCTGCACTTCTAGCACAGAACGACTTTCTTCTTTTTGCAGCTTTTGAACCTGGTTTAACTTTACCAGTTACAGCTGTTTTTAATTTAGATCCAGGATTATCTCTCCTGTATTTTGCAACACCAGCCGCCGTCATTCCCGCCCCTTTTTTAGTAGGACGGAAATACTTTTTAGTCTTTGGCGGCTGCTTGTCTCTTTTTCTAGCCATTAGCTTAACGCAGAATACCTTTTTATGCATTCAAGCATAATAAATGTAGAGTCGTTTGCAGTTTGGACAGGTATGGTAATTTTAATATCACCAGTCGCACCAGTTGATAAAGGATTAGTAATACCTCCAAAAGAGATAAAATCATAATCCGTATCACCGTTTAAAAGTATCGCTGTATCATCAGTGTCTGCATCAAATGCTACTAAAGCAGAATCATTTGCAGCAGTTGTTGATATATTACAGTGAATTTTTACAATGTCCAAATGAGTGCAAGCTTGACCCTCTTTGTTAGCACCGAGACTAGATGCATCAATAGTGGTTGTACCACCATTACTGCCATCACTTATGTGATTAAAACTAAATACAAATCGACGATCTGTATCAAGCACAGTTCTAGTTACAGGTGCATAAGCCATTGTTTACTCCTATCTTTCGATCATAGCAGTTA